GAACAGCTTTGTTTGAACAGATACTTCTTGGAACTGGTGTCGTCAAAGGTCCTATGTTAAAAAACAAACGTTTACATAGATGGACTAAGAATGACATGGGCGAAAGAACATACACTCCTAGTGAAGTGTTGTGTCCTGAAATAGAAGCAGTATCTTGTTGGGATTTCTTTCCAGATCCATCGGCTGTTAAGTCTGAAGATTGCGAATACGTTATTCAAAGACACAGAATGAACAGGCAACAGTTACGTAACTTAGCTAACTATCCTTACTTCAACATAGAAGCAATTGATAACGTGATAGCACTAGGTCCTAACTATGAAGATAAATATTACGAAGATACTATTCGTGATGACGAAACCGAACCAAACTACAATAAAAACAGATATGAAGTATTAGAATACTGGGGTATCATGGATAAATCTTTTATCGATGGTGCAGGTGGTCTTATAGATCAAGACATAAGCAGTATGGATCAACTACAGGTAAACGTTTGGGTGTGTGGTAATGAGGTTATAAGATTTGTCCTTAAGCCGTTTACACCTGCAAGAATACCATTTCATGTAGTGCCATATGAAATAAATCCATATCAGATATTTGGAACTGGTGTTCCAGAGAACATGGAAGATGCACAGTTGTTGATGAACGGTCATATGAGAATGGCTATAGATAACTTAGCACTTGCAGGTAATCTTGTATTTGATGTAGATGAAGCAAGCCTAGTACCCGGTCAAAACATGGATATATTCCCCGGTAAGATATTTAGACGACAGTCTGGCGTGACTGGTACAGCAATCAACGGATTAAAGTTTCCAAATACTGCACCTGAAAACATTCAGATGTATCAACTATCACGACAACTTGCAGACGAAGAAACAGGCATACCATCTATAATGCACGGACAAACAGGTGTTAGTGGTACAGGTAGAACAGCTGCAGGACTATCAATGTTAATGGGTGGTGCAAATCTATCCATGAAAACAGTAATAAAAAATATAGATGACTATCTTCTCAAGCCTTTAGGAGAAGCATACTTTCAGTGGAATATGCAATTCAACGACAATTCCCCTGATATCATAGGGGATTTAGAAATCAAACCACGTGGCACTGCAGCAGTTATGCAAAAAGAAGTGCGTAGTCAACGTCTTACAGCGTTACTACAAACTGCAACTAACCCTATGCTTGCACCTTTTGTTAAGATACCTAATTTAATTAGGGAGTTAGCAATAGCACAAGACATAGATCCTGACAGTCTCGTGAATGATGAGAACCAAGCAAAAGTATTTGCTGAAATATTAAGAGGTCTAAATGAATTACAGCAGACTCAAACCCCTGATCAACAACCCAACAGCATGGCAGGCTCTGGAAGAATGGGTCAAGCACCAACAGACGGTAGTGTTCAGGGGGTTGGTGCAGGCGACATCGGAGTTGGAGCTACGCCAGTTGCAGGGGAAAGCGGCTTTACTGGAAACAATCCTATCCCTCAAGAACAACAAGAGTAATTAATGTCGATACCTCCATTTAAAGAAACATCTCAAAGACTAGAACCTGAAATAGATCTATTTAAAAGAGCTAAAAGTGCAGAGGAGTTTTTAAGTCTCATCCCACCAGATGCTAGACCTGTTTTTCTACCAGATGGATCAGTGGGTTTTAGAGATTCGTCAGGCAAAACATACGAAGTGCCAACGGCTATATCTAATGAGATGAGAGGTATAAAAAGTAACGTAGGTGATTTACCTAGTCGGCAGTATACAACTACAGGTTCAAGTGGATCACTTACACAAACTGTATCAGATGATACAGGAACTGTTACATCTGCTATTGATAGTGGTTCAGACTTTCTTACTAATGTTGGTGGTAGAGGTGCAACTACTTTTGATTACGATTTAAGTGAAGCTGACTTACTGGAAGCTATTGAGCTTAGAAAATCTGCATATGGTGTTGACAAGATAGAAACAGGCTCACGTGTAAATGCTAGTGGTGACAAAGAGCGAAGTTTTATTGAAAGAGTAGGCGACAGACTTTATGAAGTTTTTGTATCAGGCCCATCACAGACTATTACCGATGTAAGTCCAGTATCAGGAGACGTGGTAGCTACAAAAGTTCCTGCAGTCGGAGGTATATTAGACGCAGCAACTTTGTTTAGTCCTGTTCCGGGTCTAGGTTCTTTAGCAGGTGAAATGGGTGGCAGGTTTATAGCTCGCCAAGACAGAGACGTTGAAGCTGCAGCAGTAGGTATGCAAGGATACGGTGCAGTTCAAATACAAGATTTATCAACAGGAAAGATTATAGATTTAACCACATCTCCTATGTTTGGAAAAGGAATACAGCAAAGTGAAAATCGCACTGCTTTTATGGATGCGTTAGGTATATCAACAACCTCAGTTGGAACGTATGCAGATCCTATGGCAACAGGTCCGTTTGCCACACCTGATGGAAAAGTATTTAACAATATACAAGATGCTATTAGTTATGTGTCTAAAAATCGTCTAGTAGATCCGTTTGTTGCACAAAGAACAACTGCTTTCGGCCCTGCCGACATTGACCCTGAAAGAATAGTTGATCCCCAAAGGGAAAGAATTGGATTATATGATGAAGATAGTGGAGAAGTTAATTTAGGATTTGGTAGAACAGGAGCAGTCACAGGCGTTGCTATAGACGCTCAAGGTAATATAAATTATACCACAAGTGGTGCAGGTTTCGTTAAAGGTATGGGTGAGTTAGTAACTACAGGAACTGGTGGAATTGGCTTTAGTGGATTAAGAGGAAACATTGCACAAGCTAAAGATTTGACTTCTACTCAAGCACAAAGTTTGTTGAACAGAATAAATTCAGGAGAAGTATCATCCACTCCAAATACTACAGAATTTTTAACAACTCTTGCTACCCCTGTATCAAATATTTATGGTGATGATTTTGATCCCACTACTATTGTTCCTGATCCAGTATTTGGAACAGCACCCATACCTAAAGTTGACATAACTAATGTACTAGAAACTGAATTAGGTGGTGGTGGAGTTAAATATACTGGCCCCGGGGGTGATTTTGCATTTGGTGAAACGCCAGACACTGATGTTTACAGTGAAGGTTTTACTGGAGAAGTCAGTTTCGATCCTCCTACACCTGAACCACCTGATCCGTTTTTTGAGGAGTCTGATGTTGGTATTACTACACCTGCACCAGAACCTGTATTTGCACCTGATCCGTTTTATGATCAGTCTGATGATGGTGGTAGTTTTGATTCTGGAAGTGTTGATACTGGATTAGGAGGTTCAGGGGGTGAGGATTTTGGTTACACTGCTAAAGGTGGTCGCATAGGTAAACAAAAAGGTGGTACAACTGTAAAACCTGTATCACAGATCGTACAAGGTGCAGGGTTTATTGCACCACAACAAAATGCTACAGATCAGCAAACTATAGCAGACGACATACCGATGGAAGCAGAAGAAGGTGATTTTATAATCAATGCACCTGCTGCAGAGTTTGCAGGTAGACAAGACATTGTAGACATGATTCTTGAAGCAATCAACAGTTTAAAAGAAAAAGGGGTTGACATTCAGTATGGAAATCCTAAAATACCAGTAAAGAACAGTGTACAACTCGCTGTTTCTAGAAACGAAGTTTACATACCAAAAGTTATAGCAGAAGAAATAGGCTATGACAAATTAGAAAAGATAAATAATCGTGGTAAGCGTGAAGTAGAACGCAGACAACAAGAATCACAAAGACAAGCAAATCGTGGTGGATTTGTAAGAAAAGCAGAAGGTGATGTTGTTGATAAGTCTAACATTATGGGTGAAGATGAAGGTAGCTTTCTACAAGACTTAGGTAGATTTGTTATTGATGAGTTAGGTGATAAGATAAAAGGGTTTCTATCCCCACGAGAAAAAACAGAAAAAGACTTTCCACCTACACCCATGAAAAAACCTGAAGGCTTAATTGCAAAAGAACGAAAAAAAATAGAATTAAAGGGCGTAGAAAAAAGACCTGCTGATGTAAAAAAATATGATAATTTTAGAAATCTTATTAACGAAAGAAAAGGAAATCTTAAATTAACAAAAGATAGGTCAGAAGCTTACGATTTATTAAACTTGTTAGAAGTGAGTCCTAAGATAGATCCAAGAAAAGGAAACGTGCCAACAGATACAAGTGGATTCACTGTAGGAATAGGTTTTGATATAGGAAAACACAACGAACAAGATTTACGTAATTTTAACTTTTCTGACGCTCTATTTAATAAATTACTGCCATTCTCAGGGAAGATAGGCAAACAAGTTAAACTAGATCCTAATTTTATGTTGACAGACGATGAGCTTGATGAAGTAAATAAAATAGTTTTAAACACTAAGTACAATCAATTTGAAAAAAGATTTCCTAATTACAAAAAAGTAAACCCATTAGACAAAGCCGTACTATATTCTGCATATCATTTAGGTGCATTGACAAGAGAAAAAAATCCGTACACTACTTTTATGAGTATATATGACAGAACAAACAGTATAACTAACGCTCTTAAAAACGGTATAATAGGTAGAATTAATAATCCTAAAAACTACGAGCAAGAAAGAGCAGAAAAAGTATTGAAATGGTTAGGGAGTAAACAACCATCTCCTAAACTAAGACCAAAAAGTATTCAGGAAAAACCTGATACAGGATCATTTTTAGCACCTCCTATGCGAGTGTGATAAAAAAGATTTCGTCAGCTACCCACACACGTGGCCCTGACAAACCGAAGCAGCTACCCACAGCCAGTGGCACTGCAAGATGAGGTAAAAAACTATGGCAAAACAAGTAAAAGGCGTAAGAGCTAATAAACCAAATGATTCTTTTGGCACTATAAATGAACCTAATCTGTATCGAGGTAAGTATCGTGAAGATGTTTACAAAGATGATGAGGAGGAACAACAGACAGAGCAGGAAGCAAAACAAGCTGAAACGGACACTTCAGAAGAAGCCACTCCAAAAGGTAATAGTTTTGTGGATACAAAAGAAGAAGATGGAACTGTCTACAAGAAACGTTATGATGATCTGAAAAGACATTATGACAAGAAACTAGAAGAGTGGAAAACAGAGCGTGATGCTTTGGAAGCTGCTAACAAAGTTTCGGATACTGGTGTACAAGTACCAACGACTCCAGAAGAAATAACGGAGTTTAGACAAAAGTATCCTGATGTGTACAAAGTTGTTGAGTCTGTTGCATCTATGCAAGCAGAACAAAGAGCAGGAGATCTTCGTGGTGAGATTGACTCTCTTAAAAAGCGAGAAGAAGATTTAATTGTTCAGAACGCTTATAAAGAACTTACTACATTACATCCTGATTTTCAAGAAATCAAGACTGATGAGAAGTTTTTACAGTGGCTAGATGAACAACCACAATCAATATCTGATGGCATATACAAAAACAACAAAGACGCAAGGTGGGCAAGTAGAGTATTAGATCTATATAAAGCCGATGTTGGTATGACAAAAGAGCCGAGAAAAACTAAAAAGAGTGCGGCTGAAGTAGTAAAGTCTACTAAAGCAAAAGAAATTACTACTGACGCAAATGCAAACAAGAAAGTTTGGAAAGGTTCTGACATCGCCAGACTTAAACCGTGGGAGTTCGAGAAGGTGGAAGCCGAGATCGACTTAGCACGGCAAGAAGGGCGAATTGATATGAACAGCTAAAACCTCAAAAAAGGAGAGAGAAAATGGCTTTCGGAACTGCTGCAGGATATGGAAACTTACCGTCAGGTAATTTCGCTCCTCAGATATTTAGCCAAAAAGTTCTCAAGTTCTTCAGACGTGCTTCGGTTGCAGAAGATATTACGAATACTGATTACACAGGAGAGATTGAAAACTTTGGCGACACTGTGAATATTATCAAAGAACCAACAATAACTGTATCTAGTTATACAAGAGGTTCTGTGGTAAATACTCAAAACTTGGCTGACGATCAAATTACATTGACCGTTGACCAAGCAAACGCATTTGCATTTAAGATCGATGACATCGAAGAGAGACACTCTCATGTCAACTTTGAAGCATTAGCAACTTCATCAGGTGCTTTTTCTTTGAAGAGAAAATACGATGCAAACGTGTTACAAACTTTATCAGACGGTGCAGGTCTTGCAGGTGCTGATGATGCAAGTTTATCAGGTGGTCTAACAACTACTAACACAGCTTTAGGTACAGCATCTAGTCCTATTAACGTAGAGACAGATGATGCAGGTATCAACCTCATGCTATTAATGGCAAGAGTGCTTGACGACCAGTCTGTACCAGAAGAGAATAGATGGTTTGTTGCACCTCCGATCTTCTACGAGAAGATGTTTCAAGCAGGTAACAAGATTGCAGAAGTACAGGTAACTGGCGATGCTTCTTCTAACCTAAGAAACGGACTTGCAACTCCGGGTACACTTGCAGGATTTACATGTTATAAATCTACTGCACTAAATAGCACAAGTGGAACTGACCAAGTTACAATGACAGGCTTAGCAACAGATGCTTCTGAGAATATCATTTTAGCAGGTCACATCTCCGCTGCAGCTACAGCGTCTCACATCGCAAAGACCGAAGTGGTACGTTCAACTGAATCATTCTCTGACGTTGTTAGAGGACTACACGTTTTTGGTAGAAAAGTTCTTAGACCAGAAGCTATAGTCCGTGGCGTTATAGATTTTGCTTAATAGGGAGGACTAACTATGGCTACTTATGATAGAACCATCACTGGTGGTGGTACAGTAGGTCATCCGGGTGAACTACCTAGACCCTATGTAATTACATCTCCTGTCTATGATGCAGTTGACAATACTTCATTAGCAGGCGATGACATCGTTAAGTTAATTGATTTACCTGCCGATAGCATGGTCATTGGTGGAACATTAGAAGTTCTTGAAGCTTCTGGTAACGCTAATGTTACTCTTGATGTGGGTACATCAACTGACGTTGACGCTTTTGTTGACGGTGGAGCAAGTAACGCTGCCGCTGACATTCAGTTCAACCTGAAGGCTGCAGGTGGTAACATAGTTACCTCTGCTGATTC